TAACTCGTTTGACTTCAACGGGTCTATCATCTTTATTACTAACATTGACGTAGCAAACAACAACAAGCGTTCTACTATCAAGGCGCACATTGATGCACTTCAGTCTCGTGCTCACTACTTGGATCTGACCATCGATACCGAGCGTGACAAGATGTTGCGTATTCGTCAGGTACAGCGTGACACCAACAACGGTTTGTTTGAAGACTATGGTTTTACTGAAACCCAGTCTAGCGAGATTTTGGACTTCATGGAATCAAACATGGGTCGTCTGCGTGAAATTTCACTGCGTATGGCTGTCAAGATTGCTGATCTGGTTAAAGTGTCGAAGAACTGGAAAATGCTGGCTGAAGCTACTTGTATGAAGCGAGGTTAATATGAGTAAAAACGCAATATACGGTATGCGAGTACAAGATCATTGTGTTAATGAAGAGGATTATAATTTTATTGGCTTTTTAATTGTTGACGGTGCAAGACTTACGGAAACAGAGGAACCTTTTGAACTTCCTAACGATAAGTTGACAGATCAAGAATATATTAATGACTTTCTTACTAGTAAACGCGAAGAATTTATCCATCAAGTATATGTTTGTGGTGTAATAGAAACCAAAAAAGCATCTGAATGGTTCAAGAGTTTGTAAGGTTATCAAAATGAAAGTAGTTTACAAAAATCATTGTTTGTCAAAATGCTGGCTGAAGCAACTTGTGTAAAGCGAGGTTAATCATGAGCAAGCTTGAATATCGCAATAATTGGGAATCGGATGAGTACTATGTTGGTGGTAAGCGTATTAGTAACTTGACAACAGTTAGTATTAACGGAGTGTTCTATCCAGTTACTAATCGCGTAGTCACAATACCCTATAATGATCATGGACATGTTTACAACGGTATTAGCACTCATTACTTTATCGTGAGTCAGGACTTGGGAGTAGAAGTTGATCTGAACCGAGTTGTACGTAATCAAAAAGTGATCGCTGTTAACTTTGAGGTATAAGCATGACTACAATGCAAAAGCTGTTCAATATTGAAGTGTCAGATGTTATTACAATGATTCTAGCAATACCCGCAGTTATGCTTCTAACTGGTGGCGAAATGAATGCAGGCGGCTTGATTGGTATCGTTATCGGTAACAGGATTTACTCAGTCTTAGTTAAGAGAGCATGAAATGATCCCAGAAGAGTACAAAGACGATATCATTACTGCTGGCATTGACTTTATGAATGCTATCACTAGAGCGTATGGTACCGAAGATGGATTGGCACTTTACGATACGATCATGGCGTCAGTTGATCCTGATATCAAAGGTCAAATCTTTTTTGCACTGCTTACTGGTGATCATGGCGGTAGCATTAGACTCAAAAGCGTAGAATATTCCATCAGTAATAAAATCGAACGTATCAAAGCAATCAGGCAAGTGTCCGATTTTTCACTAAAAGACGCAAAAGAGTATGTTGAAATAGTTGAGAGCGGAGAACCAAAAAGTATACCTCATCTCCGATCTAAGATGGATCGTAGTTACGCAATCAAGACTCTTAGATCGGTTGGATTTGTAATATGACTATATTCTACAAAATTAGAAACAAAAATACAGGTGAGTTTTCTAAAGGTGGTACGAGGCGCCGGTCAACTGGTGATGTTCAATGGTCTAAACAAGGAAAGACTTGGGACACACTTGGCAAGCTTAGATCACACTTAAATCAACACCTCAGTAGTGGCTCCTACTACAAAGCAACCGATATGTCACATTGGGAAGTAGTTGAGTATCATGTGACAGAAGCAGAAGCTAAAGGTGTACACGAGGTTCTTGATCCTAAAAAGATAGTGGAGATGCTGAAACGATGAAATACGAACACATTGGTTGGATGCAAGAAGGCAAGAGTGACAAAGTTTGGGGCATGATCATGCTTCAAGACTCAGGTAACAGATGGGACAATAACAAGTATGTTTCATTTTGGGGCCGGCGTGGTGCAAAGCTACAAACTAAAATTGTAGAGTGTAACGTCCATGAAGCACGTGGTATGTTTGTAAAAAAGCTTGATAAAGGGTATCACGAAGTAGATAAAAACAGACTAGACGAAGTGTATCCAGAATTTCAAAGTGATCTAGAAAAGACAGCATTTTGGGCTGCGTTTAAGGTGTGATATGTCACCCGAAAAAGAAAACACATTTAGAGCATTAAGAGACGAACCACTACTCATGACTAGTGTATTTTGTAGATTTGGTATTCACAAGTGGACAAAGTATCAGGATCCGTATAAGGCTGGAACGAAGTATCGTCCAAGTGCTATACCCGGTGGTTATTACGGAGTTTATCTGCAACACAGATCATGTGTTAACTGCAACCAAGATGATCATAGAAAGCTGTATCTATTTGAAAGAGACTAACTTGTGTCTCCCGAAGAAGAAAACACATTTAGAGCATTAAAGGATGAACCATTACTCGTGACTAGATTTCTTTGCAGGTTTGGTATTCACAAGTGGCAGCGATATCAAGAGCCTGAGAAAATCAGATATGCTTATGTTAGCGGCAACATGTATGTAGTAATGATGCAGCGAAAATACTGTGCTTCTTGTAATATTGAAAAACATCGTACATTTAAGAGGCCCTCTCCTGAATGAGTAAAGTAACAGTTTGGAAAAGTGATCTGGACGGCAAGCTTTTTGAAGATAAGACAAAATATGTCAAACATCTTAGAAAGCTTGCCGGTGCTCGCATGATAGAAAAATCTCAAGCAAAGATGAATGCTGAACGTGAAGAAATGATTACCAAGATGGGTCAAGTAACTTCTGTACAAGAACTTGAACAGTTTATCAAAGACAACTGGTCTTGGTTCTACAACAACGGACTTAAAGGAAATCTTTGGAGAGTTGAAAACAAAGAACTAAACACAGACCACGAACTAGTTGATATCAAAATCACCGATGTTAAGTGGAATAAGCATGTGTCAAATTCTCATAGTTGCCCTAGAAAACGTGGAGTGACTAATTTTGGCGATCATGACGGTAGACCAACTGGGTACCCTGGCTGGTATGCACGTATTAGATTCACTGTAAAAACTAGTGAATACACTTACAAAAGAAAAAAGCATTTTTATCAAGGTTTCGGTAGTGATTACTTTAATAGCACGATCATAAACACTGGGTCAGGCGGAGGTGGCGATTGTCAGTATCAATACGGCATAACACTTTGGGCAGCAGACTTTCCTGCAATGTACGAAAAGCAAATGCGTTGGGAATGGTGTGAAAAAGAAAACAGAGAACGAAGACTAGTTTGGCGATCACTGGGTGGTAAAGAAGCACCGCCTGAAGTTTACGAAGTGCCCGAAGATTGGGTATTGCCCGATCCATATAACCTTTTGGAGGAATAATGGGACCTGGTAACCCTATAGAAAGTTTACACCAAGCACTAGCACATGCTCAGTATGAAGGGTTTCCTGAATACGAATATGAAGATCGTGATTGGGAGCATTACTACAAAACAAAAGAAGATAGACGAATCAAAAAGCAAGCTAAACATAGGTCTTATGATCTAATAGTATATGCTATGTTCTCACAAACTTGGTCAAGCACTGCATTAGGCTTCGGTGGTTTAGGTGGTCAAGCAGTGACGCCTGCATATACAGTAGTTTTAGAATCAACACATGGTATGGGATATTGTGTTTACTTTGGTGGTAGGTTTGCATATCGAATTGAAAGACCTAACGATAATTTTTTTAATGATATAAATAGACAAAGGATGCGGGAAGTAGCAGGAGCAAAATCTCATTATGAACGATAAAACTAGAGATATCTTTAGGCAGGCGATCACTAAAATATTTGATCAGTATCCTGAAGACGACAAAGAAATAAATAAGATGTTTGTGCCTGATCCTTTTGTTACGATATTTACCAAATTGATAATAGAAGAAGCTTTGTTGGTTAACAGAAACGCGGTTACTGAAGGCGTGTATGATATCAACAGTCTAGAAAAGATTGTTAAAAAACACTTTGGTATAGTTTAAGTTTATAACACCATGACGGTGTTTTGTTTTAGGGACATTGATTGTCCCTTTTTTTTACCTTTATATTTGACTAGTTATTTAACTATAAGTATTATATTCACATGACTACAAAAGAACACTTACTTTATTTCTTTTTATCCAAACCTATCCGACTTCATTACAGTGATAGAAAATTCTTTAATAATCTAACCATGATTATCAAGGATACCAACAAGATCACCACTGGTCAAGATAAGCTGTTCACAAAGCTAATTGAAAAATATCTTCTTCAGTTAAAGCAAACCAATCTTACTAAAGATCAATTACTAGCATTGCCGTGGAAAGCTGAAGTAATAGAAACAACCAAAGAATATACCGGAGCTAGAGTATCACTGATCAATGACAAACTTGTGATAAGAGTTCCAATGAACAACAAATTTATCAAAAAGTTTGAAGACATAAAAGACAATACTTTTGTTTGGGATAAAATTAAAAAAGCATACATATCTCCCATGAGTACCTATGCTTTAAAAATCGCTTACACTATCCTACCTAAGTATTTTCCAGAAGTTTACTACTGTGACCACATTAAGAAAGTATTAGCAGAAGTTTCACATTTGTCTGATCCCAATTTAATGTGGGAACCAACACTAGTCACTATAAATAATAACTACTATGTTATAGCTGTGAATGAAACAGCAGGCGAACTTATAACCGATCTAGAACTTAATACTGAATCCCGAACTCTCTTTAGATTGTCTAAACTGGGAATAAAAACCCATGCAAGCTTGATTGATACAAAAATAAAAAAATTTGCTAGTGAGTTTACAACAGATGTGGACATTGATGAAACTGAAGTAGTAATGTGGTTGAAAGAACTAGGTGTTACGCAAGTACTATTAGGCAAAGGCGTTCACACTTCTTATCTTAAAACTAAACAACTGTTTGCACCTTTAATTAGAAGACTTGATAAAAATGATATAGAAATCATTCAAGTTAAACCTGACTTTGTAATGAACAGCACAATTAAAACACCTGTGTTGTTGCAGTATCACGGCGATGAAAGTAGAAAGTTCTGTGGCTCTGGTGCTGTAGCAAAATGTGTTTTTATAAAGAATTCAACCCCAATAGAGGTAAAATGAAAACAGCTAAAATAATTATAACCGACGAAGTTAATTGTAAAATACAAGGATTGGAGCTTGATGCTCGTAAAACCTTGATGAAAAAATTCGAGGTGGAAAAACCTGGCGCAAGGTATTTACCAAGTGTCCGATTGGGTAGATGGAATGGTAAGGTTAGTTACTTTTCGTTAGGTGGTGCCACACATATTAATTTGTTAGAGCAAATTATTCCTATCATTGATCGTTTTGACTATGATATCGAATTAGAAGATTTACGCACATACAGAACTACTTTTGAATTTGAACAAATAAAAGAAGACACCTTTGCTCACAAAACTTGGCCTAAAGGTCATGTTAAAGAAGGTGAGCCTATTATGTTTAGAGATTACCAAGTAGAAATTGTAAACACTTTTTTGGCTAATCCTCAATCACTACAAGAAGCTGCAACAGGAGCAGGTAAAACTCTAGTAACTGCTGCATTATCGCTATCAGTAGAACAATATGGTAGGTCAATAGTTGTTGTACCAAACAAATCATTGGTCGTACAAACAGAAGAAGACTACGTAAACTTGGGACTAGATGTTGGTGTTTATTTTGGAGACAGAAAAGAATACAACAAAACACATACAATTTGTACTTGGCAATCACTAAACAATTTGCTGAAGCTAACACAATCAGGTGAAGCTGATTTTACGATCAACGATTTTATTGAAGGCGTAGTATGTGTCATTGTAGACGAAGTGCATCAAGCAAAAGCAGAAGTTTTAAAAGACTTGCTTACTGGTGTGCTAGCACAAGTTCCTATTCGTTGGGGAGTGACAGGTACTATTCCTAAAGCTGACTTTGACAAACTATCATTGTTGGTATCACTTGGACCTGTTGTTGGTAAACTTTCAGCTAGTGAATTACAAGAAAAAGGTGTTCTTGCAAAGTGTCACGTAAACATCGTTCAGCTAAAAGATGGCAAGGAATATAAAGACTATCAAAGCGAATTGAAGTTTTTGACTACTGATCAACACAGACTAGATACTATTGCTAAGTTAATTGATAAAATCAAAGAGACCGGTAATACACTGATCTTAGTTGACAGAATTAGTGCAGGGAAAGAGTTGGTAGATAGGTTGCCGGGTGCAGTGTTTGTATCTGGAGAAATGAAAATAACTGAAAGGAGAGAAGAGTATGACGAAATTAGAACAAGTGATGATAAAATTATCGTGGCTACATATGGTGTTGCCGCAGTTGGAATCAATATTCCCCGCATTTATAATCTTGTGTTATTGGAGCCTGGAAAATCTTTTGTAAGAGTAATTCAAAGTATTGGGCGCGGTATTAGAGTAGCTGAAGACAAGGATTTTGTTGATATTTGGGACTTAACTAGTGATTGCAAGTTTGCCAAACGTCACCTTACCCAAAGAAAGTCTTTTTATAAAGAGGCTCAATATCCTTTTACAATGGAAAAGCTAGACTATTGACATACCAATTAATAGTGATATAATACAAATATGAAAATTTTAAATTTAGAAACTAACAAGTATTACGATTTGGAACAACTTCCAGAAGAAATTGATGAACTGATGTTTGCTATTTTGGATAACTCCAATCCGCAAAACGTTGACTTTCAATACATACCTTTGATCTTTTTGGAATCGTTCAACACGCCAGCCGTTGTATTACAAATAGGCGATCAGCAGATTAAAATGCCAGTAGATTGGCAAATTTTAATAGGTGAACCAGAGCATGGCGATTTAGAAGCTTTGCCCCTTACAAGCATAAATGATCGTGGGTTTTTAGCATTCCAATTTAACCCTCTTACTTCGTATTCTCCTGATTTTTTACCGTTAGAAATCGTGGACATTTATCAAGATGTAACTTGGTATGCACCCAGACTAAAGAATGGACAATTTCTGTGTGTTCCCATTGATGACAATGAAAAGCCAAGATGTGTATATTTCGTAAAAGAAATAAGCAGAAATTGTGAAGTAGTTGATTATGGGCAAATACTATAATGGCTGTAAAAAAAGAAGCAGTGCCTGATGATGAAAAACTAGAAAATCAAGACTTTGATTTGTTCGATGCTTTAGCTGCTTTGGATAAAAAAGATTACAATTATTACAGCAGATTATCAGACGAACAGAAAAAGAAGTTTTCTCCGTATATGCTGATACAATGGTTGTGTTCAGTAAAAGGTTCTAGTGATATACAATCTTATTATTTGCAAAGTACTGAGTATCATGTTAACAAGTACTTTTTTAACGAAAACATACAAAAGAATCCAGAACTAGCTTGGCTTATGCTATGTGCTGCTAGTCCTGGAATGGGAAAACAATTTAGACAGTGGATTCCCAGTATTAAAGAAAAAGTAAGTATGTTGAAGGAACCAGCTAAACCCAAAGATATAAAAGAATACTTTAAGAAAGTTTACCCTAAAGTAAACGATAATGATTTAACACAACTAACAACTGCATTCGTTGATCAACATAAAAAGAAAGTGTTTTTAGCCAAGCAGTTTCCCAATATGAAGTATGATGAAATTGAACTGTTGAGTAATATTGTAACCGATGATGAAATTAATCAGTATGAACGAGACACAGGTAACTGAATTTGTTTGTGACTTTTGTAATAAGCAATTCCAACGTGAACAAACTATGTTCAAACACATGTGCGAAACTAAACGTAGGGTACATGAAAAAGATACTGCTGGAAACAGAATAGCGTTTCAGTGTTGGCTTGCCTTTTACAAAAAGAATACAAACTCAAGAAAACCAAAAACTTACTTAGACTTTGCAAAAAGTGCATACTACATAGCCTTTGTTAAATTCGGCAACTACTGTGTTGATATCAATGCTATCAATATCACCCGCTACTTAGACTGGTTGCTAGACAACAAAATTTCTATTGATACTTGGACTAGTGATCAAGTATACAATCGTTACTTGATTTACTATCTGCGCGAAGAAGATCCACTAGACGCTATTGCAAGAAGCATTGAAACTACTATCAAACTAGCAGAGCCAGATAATATTTTAGCTGGTGATTATTTGCGATATGGTAGTAAAAACCGTATATGCTATATGATTACTATTGGTAAGATCAGTGCTTGGATGTTGTATCAAAGTGAATCTGGCATTGAATTTATTGAAAGCTTGGATGAAGGTCAGCAACGATTGATCTTTGATTATATCAATCCTGAACAGTGGGCATTAAAGTTTTTGCGTAACAAAGAACAAGTAAAGCAAGTTAAAGAATTGTTGAAAGAAGCTGGGTATTAATGTGCCTATACTTAGCAAAGAACATTTAAATCAAATATTAAAAGATAATAATATTGATGGTAGTCAAGTTTGTATAGTTGATTGGACTATGCGACAAGAAGTTTGGGATTGGTGTGAACAATCTAATATACCTATATCTTATTTGGGTTCACTGTATTCAATTTATGATGTTTGGGAAATTACTAAAGAAGACCACATGATGTGGTTTAGGTTGAAATGGGAATGATCCTGTCACAGAACGAGCATGATGAGATTCTAACTGAGTTAGCCAATAATATTCGTAAGCGGCATGATCAAGAGTTACTATACAACTTGTGTATAATGAGTGGGTGGCACGGAGCAACTGTTTCTTATCAGCAGTTAGATGAAGTTATCGAATGGGTAAAACAAAATGCTACAGGCGAGTATCGACAATATGATAATAGATTTGCCTTTGAACAGTCTAAAGATTATGAATGGTTTAAGTTGAGGTGGGAATGAGCAACTATTTCACATACGAAAAGTTTCAAGATAGTTATGTAGTACATTTTCCTGCAAGTACCTCAGTAAAATACAACTACACTTATAAAAAATTATTGGATGCAGTTTTTAGAGTCACTAATCAACACGAAGCTTGTTTACTGACGAAAAATAATTGTCAAACTATTGTATCAATAAGTTTGTATGCTCAGTTACCTGATGATGATAGATACATTCCTCATGATTGGCGACATGTGATTGGCGTTATCGTTGGGACTAAAGAACAAGCTATTGAATTAACATATGAACTAGATAAGATGCGAACATGGGCATTATTACAAAGGTGAAACAAAAGTACTTAAACTGGAAAGAACAAATATTCTTGAAAAGTCACGGGTTTAAAACCAGAGCACAGTATGAAAGATTTTACGATCCTGATTACAACATTCGCGCAACTAGAATAAAAGATTATTATCATGGATACCACTACGTCTATTGTTTTGATGATAGTGATCATACCGTTTACTTTTGGGATTTTGGGTATGATGGAGTATATGTTATTGACAAATGGTGTCAAGAAAACTTAAAAGACAAGTTTAGAATGGACTTTTTACGAGTATGGAAAGAGCCTTATACGCAAGAATGGTGCATAAACGAATTCAGCGGCGGAGATTATATCTTTATCGCATTCAAAGATGAAAGAGATTTTATGTGGTTTAGACTTCGATGGGAAGGGTCTCGTGAAGTATACTGTTGACGTATCTCAGTTGCGCGGTAAAGAAATACTTGACAGATTACAATGGTGTAGAGAAACGTTAGGAATTAACGAGTCACGTAGATGGAAATTTGAGTATCATTATTTCATGTTTGAAGATGAACAAGAGTATATGTGGTTTAAGCTGAGGTGGTCGTGAGTAAGCATGAAATAAAAGAACGGTTTGGCTTTAACATCATACAGCGCATTTGGTGGAAGTTTATGCCAGGTACTACAATCACGATTCCTTGGCCAAAGAGTGAATGGATAACACTTCATGATGATGGCAATGGTGGTAAAACACAAACACTTACCGACGATCCAAACGATCATTACAGGCCTTATTTAGAAAAGAATGTAGGCAAACAAGGGTGGGACTGGGATTGGTGCATCGACCCAAAACATAATATATACATTATGGGTGTCCCTAGAGAAGCAAACGATCAACTTAAGATTAAATTTAGACGAGGTAAAGAATCATGGGCTTCAATTATTATGATCATTTGGACATAGTTGATTATGTTCCTGTCAACCAAAAGATCAAGAAAAAAATACTTATCGACGGTGAATGGCAAGAACAAGTATTCATTCAAGTAGACACATCCTCTAATCTAGCGAAGTTTTTGGTAGAAAAATATCCTAATTCAGGTTACCTAAAAGATTGGTGGCAAACAGGTAATCGTGTTACAATGAGCGATAAAGTATATGTACATTGGAAATTATGCAGCTAACAGTCACGGTTTGTTTTTGACTTGCATTTATCACCGTGCAGTCTTCCATATGTCATTGAATTTACTGTTTCGCAGCAGTGTTCGCAATATTTCATGATCTGTGATGGGTGATTCCCGTTTGCTAGCCTCCGCAGATTAGTAGCACTTCCAGTAAAGTTATGTTTCCCTGCTTTCACTAACTCGTGTTGTACTTGTCGCTGAAAGCTACCGTCTCCTAGCAAATTATGTTCTCCTGAAGCTACACGGTCAAGTTGATATGATGATCCATCTTCTCTTTTCTGAAATGGGTGTCTTCCTTCTTTTACTCTCTTATTGTTTACCCCTGGTCCCAAGAAATGGTGTTTACCAGAGACCACCCGATCCTTTTGAATTTTGCCACCTAGAAAATTGTGCGTGCCAGCCGCGATACGTTTCTGATTTCTTTCTTTAGCCTGATCAGAATTGGAACCTGGCCCGCTCCCCGTTTCGGGAATTCTGTTTGCCCAGTCGTCACTTTCTACTATATTCCATAACTTACTGTAATAACGACCCCATTTACCTAATTCTTCATTAGTGTGGCATTCCCTAAGTATTTCTGTAGTAACATCATACCCGTGTTCTCTTAAATGAGGTAGCCAGTCTTTACCTGATCCTTTGTACTTAAACGGATCTTTTTTGGTTTTGCCTAGATACTTTAAACCAGTTTTATTGTGGGTCTTTACGTATAGATAATAAATAGTCATGCTGATGCTGCTCCTTTGATATTAGCATTAGAGTAGTTGGGTATTTGCAGTACCGCGAACTACACTTTTATTTATCTTTTTCTTGACTTAGCTCTATCAATAATGTTATAATCTACTATATTCTATAGGTAGAAATAATATGCCATCACTAAAATTTATCAAGCTTGATAAAAGATATAAAGGACACAACCACTTTAAGTATTGCTTGTCTGTAGAGTTTTCTCGCGGTTGGCACAATACTCAGCAAAATAAGCAATTAGAATCAATAGCAAAGTTTAACGAAATAAGAGACTGGTGTATTAAGAATTGGGGGACAAGCACTGAATTAGCTGACTATGATAATTGGTATGCTTCAGACCTAATACAGTATGACTTTAACGAACATTGGTCTTGGAGTATAGAAGATTACTCTAGGCGTATTTATTTAAAAACAGACAAAGAAAGAATGTGGGCTGAACTTACTTGGAAATAATATGCCATCGCATGTAATGATTGATATTGAAACATTAGCTACTACGCCTGATTGTGTTATTCTGTCAATTGGAGTAGTAAAGTTTAATCCTTTTGGTCAAGGAATAATTGACAAGCTAGAACTTAAGCCTACTATCGAAGATCAAACTGAAATATACAACAGAGTTATCGACGAAGACACACTTAGTTGGTGGGCTAAACAAGCACCAGAAGTTATAGATGCTGCTTTTAACAATGAAGGTAGAATGTCCATGAAAGACTGTATGGAAGTTTTGTATCATTATTGTTGGAATCAAGACGCTGTTTGGTCCAATGGCGCGTCATTTGACGTAGTAATTATGGAATCTACTTTTAGACAAACACTAACTGACAGACCCAAACCAATACCTTGGCAATACTACAACGTTAGAGATACTAGAACATTGTATGACATTACTGGAGTTAAATTAAAAGACAAACAGTATGGAACACGAACCACACACAATGCTGTAGAAGATGCCGAGCATCAAGCGATTGTAGTACAAGACGCTTATAGAAAACTAATAAAAGCAGGAGTATTAAGTGAAGCTAACGTTCGACGTTGATATAGATTTGGCAAACAGAGACTTGATATTACAACACATCAAGTATATTCCTGCGGCAATGCGTAAAGTAACTCCCATGAGAAAACATGCTTCAGGTGTTCATCCTTGTAACATACCATATGATCCCATAAATGATATGGCAGCAATATCGTATGAAGAAGCCGAAAAGCGTGGTTATTTTAAGTTAGATTTATTGAACGTGTATGTTTACGAAAAAGTTAAAGACGAAGAACATTTGATTAAGCTGATGGAAGAACCTGATTGGTCCATGCTTACTAAAAAAGAATTAGTAGAAAAATTAGTACACTTGAATGGTCAGTATGATATGATTAGACGTATGCCAGAACCAGTAAATAGCATACCAAGGCTGGCCATGATGTTGGCGTTGATACGTCCAGGAAAAAGGCACTTAATAGGCAGGCCCTGGCACGAAGTTAGCAAAACTATTTGGGATAAAGGTGCTGATGGCTACACATTCAAAAAAAGTCATGCTCTAGCCTATTCCCACCTGGTGGTAGTACACATGAATTTATTAAAAGAGGAAACAAATGGAAATTAAACTTGTAGCAGAAAACGATCCCATACTTAGAACAGTGGCTAGTGAGTGGGATTGGGAAGTAGATGGGTCGCCTGAAGAGTTAGTAAAAGAAATGACTCGCTTGATGTTTATTCACGGCGGGATAGGATTGGCAGCACCACAATGTGGAATATCTAAACGCATATTCATTATGGGTAATTCAGACAACTTGATCGCTTGCATAAACCCTGAAGTTGTATCTGGAGCAGAGCTGGCGAGAGACCAAGAAGGATGTTTAAGTTTTCCTGATCTTTGGTTATACGTAGAACGTTACAAAACAATCAGTGTTAGGTATTACAATGCGGCTGGTGAAAAAGTAGAACGTGACTTTGATGATTTAATGGCTAGAGTATTCCAACATGAATTGGATCATTTAAATGCTACATGTTTTGATGATAGGGTAGGCAAGCTTACACTAGAAAGAGCAAAAGAAAAGAGAAAGAAGTTAAGGGCTAAAAGAGCTAAGTAATACGTTTGACGAGTGTAATAGATTTACGTTTTGATCTTCGTTTTCCTATTTCAGAAATGCTTACTACAGGGCCGTGGAGTATATCTAAACCTTTATTATTGAATGTTCTAAGATATGGTTTAAATATTCTCCACTCTTCCTTTAAGAATAGATTAATTGGTATTTCGCGTCTTGATTCCCACCACCAAATATCACCTAATTCTAAAAACTTAAGTTTTAAGTCAGCATCTACAATAGCACCATAATCATACATAGTAGTTACGATATCATCACGATTTTGTATAATACCCACGTAGTCTTGTCCCGCATAAGAACACACGGTTATAAACGGATGTATATCCGTTAATTTAGAAAAGAAATTGTCTTCATTACTCATACTCTTATTTATTACCGAAAATAAATGATAAATAATAGTATTACAGGAATCAATAGATTGCATGGCTTATTCTACTCAAGTATTCACATATATACCAAGACAAATTGTAGTAGTTTTGCAAGGAAACTCCACGAGATATTTTATGCCACAGTATAGCAAAATTTTAACAATTCACAAAGGCGTGGACAATAGATTACAGTTTCAGCTTTTAAATCAAGAACAAAAACCAGTTTCAGTTGTAGGTAGTGCTATTACTTGCCGTATTATAAACTATGATGGTACTAAAACGTTAATTACAAAACAACTAACGCCTGATTTACCAGTCACTGGTATCATGTCTTTATACTTAACAGCCAGTGAAGTTGAAAATATACCTGCACAAAAAGCTTATTATTCATTGGAAATTGAATCAGGTAGTTATGATTTCCCAGTATTCATTGACCAAAACGGTGGAGCAAGAGGCGATGTGAATATTATTGATTCAGTGTTGCCATCATTTGTTCCATCACAAATCATAACTATTCCAACTGGACAAGATTTCCCCAATCTACACAGCAATAATACTAACACTATAACTTATTATAGCAGCGTAATCAATACCCAAGAAAATCCTATACTAACTATACAAACCCAATATAACGAGTATTCAGGTAACATTGTTGTACAAGGTTCTACAACAGTAGATGCTGATTGGTATACTATTACTGAAGAAGAATATGCTAATACTTCTGTTACAAAAGGTTATACTGTTATTGGTTTTCACCCATACTTACGATTAAAGTTTGTTAGTGATCAGGGCGAAGTTGGGAATATTCTAGCACGATAACTTATTGATTTATTTCTAAAGTCTGTTATAATAACAGAATGATTGATATATTAACACTTATTCCGGGCAGCAAGAAAACAACAGGCAAAGGTTGGGTTTCTTTTAATGCTGTATGCTGCCATCATAAAGGCCACACGCCAGATAGGCGCAAACGCGGTGGTATCAAGCAAGATGGTGAAAACTGGCAATATCATTGTTTTAACTGCAACTTTAAGTGTAGATTTATTCTAGGCAAAACTCTTTCCAAAGACACAAAAACTTTCTTAAAATGGTGTGGCGTGGACGAAGCGCAAATCACTAAAATGAATTTGGAAAGTTTGCAACATAAAGGTTTAATCGACCACATTAAACCGGTTAGAAAACGTTTACGAATAAACTTTAAAGAAGTAGAGTTGCCTGGCAATGCAGAACTTATTGATCCCGCTAATTCTAAACACGAACCATTCATACAGTATCTAAAAGACCGTGCAATAGATTACACTGACTACCCGTATATGGTTTCGCCTGATGAACCAGGAAGAATGAGTAACAGAATCATTATTCCCTTTACTCACGAAAATAAGGTTGTAGGTAACACTAGTAGGTTCTTAGACGATAGAAAACCCAAGTACTTGAACGAACAACCAACTGGATACTTATTTGGCTATGACTTACAAAAGCCAGAATGGCAAGTATGTATAGTTGTTGAAGGTATATTCGATGCTTTGTCCATTGACGCTTGTGCTCTAGGTACTAACACAATAAGCACCGAGCAACAAGAACTAATACGCCGTTTAAATAAACCTGTTATCGTTGTTCCAGATCAAGACAAAACAGGATTAGAAATATGTGATCAAGCTTTAGAACTAGGATACAAAGTAAGTTTACCTGAGTGGGGACTAAATGCACTAGGAAAACCAATAAAAGATGTAAACGAAGCTGTAATAAAATATGGTAGATTTCCAGTGCTGCTAAGTATCATACAATCAGCGACAAACAGTAAAATAAAAATAGAAATGAGGAGAAAAAAGATTGCTAAAGGAATATAATTCCGACGTACAAATGCTGTTTCTACGAATGATGCTTTCAGACGCAGAACTGTATACAAGGGTAATGAACATCATGAACCCAAAAAACTTCGACCGTTCAATTAGACACGTAGCTGAATTCTTTGTTGAACACGCACAAAAATATAATGTTTTACCTGACCCTACACAAGTCAAGGCTGTTACTGGACAATCAGTTGATATTATAGAAG